ATTTGACAGAACATTACTACGAGGGCTAGAGTTACGATTGCCCAGCCATACTTGTCCATATTACTCATGCTACACCTGCCTTTCTTCGGTTTGGTTTTTATGTAGTTGCTCTTGGTTTTTATACAGTTCCTCTTTGGTTCTGTGGTAATTTGATAAATGAATTGGTATTAGGGGGTTGCTTGGGTCTTTACTCTTTAACGCATGGTATCTATTGTTATGTGACCTCGCTTCTTTTTTCAGGGTTGCAATCAGGTTTGTAAGTGGCTCATCTTTTTTCTTTTGCCAATAGGCTTTCATTACCCTTGACCTAGTCTTTGGTAGGCTTTCTACCATTTGTTTTATCCTAGCTTCACCAACTAGCTGGTGCATATCACCTGATGCCACCTTATGCCTTATGTCTTTTATGGATAGCTTGCGTCTTTTACTTGAGCTTGGTTTTCGGCACGCCTTGCAGTTCTTGCTAACTACTGTTATCGGGGTGCGTGCCTTGGGCTTTCTTAGTATTGATGCGGTTTGCCTGAGCGTAAGCGTGCGCTTGAAGTCGGCAGTGGGCTTGTGTTCTTTGCATAGGGCGCATTGTTTAGTTGGGTTCATGGTATTTTGGTCAGGTGATTTCGGGTTTGGTCAACTTATTGGTCAAGGTGGACTACAAGTAGCCAAGTGGGTAAGCACATAGTATATAGGGTTAGGGTATGTTGGTCTATATGTATACACAATTTCGGGAACTATAAAAGGAAAAAGAATATTTGTTGCAAGGTGGTCGCGCTTTCTTTAATTTACTATTATCTATTCTATTCTATATATTTATATATACACATAGTCTGAATGTTGACCACGCCATAATGGGCTTGGGGTAGGTGGTGGCTATGTGTAGTCCACTAGCGCCAATAAGTTGACAAATGTCCACCTACCCTATTCCACAACAGGTTACAGAGAACTACTGATTGAGTGCGTATTTGTTTGCATTGAGTAGCCCTTTCTCTATCAGGTAGTCAAATGTCGAAGCCTTGGTGATGATTGTGCGTGATGGGTCACGCTTGAAGGTCTTAACCCAAAACTTGCTGGCAGTCGTGGCGTTCTTAAACCAATGGGTTGCGTTACCTGTATTGCGGTCAACGATAAATGCACCACCACCATTAATGTGGGCTATGGGCTTGGATACTAAGGTAGATACTTTCATTTGATTACTCGCTTTCTTGGTTAGGTTAATACTTACTGCGGTTGTATTCAGTCACGCTGAATTGTTTGAACGCCTGACCCATTGACTGTGTAATAGGTTGTGGCTTGGGTGTTGTCTTGATTACAGGTGCTACTGTTTGCGCCAGCTTGAGCAAGGCGCATTGTTGATTGGATAGCATGATTACTCCTTTTCTTAGTTAGTGGTGATAGGTTTGACAGAATATGGAATAGCCGAGCATTGTCTTGCTTGCCCTGTTTATCTATACGCTGTCAAACTTGTTGTGGACTACTTAGCAAATGCAAGCTCAACTGCTCTCATTACTTGAGCCTTGGTCATACCCCATGACTTGATTGCCTTGGACTTGCTGGTAACAGGGTCAATCTGTTTGCTGACTTGTTTGGTAGAAGTTCTACCATTCTGTTTGGTAACAAGTGGGAAGTAATAGATATACATTGACCTTGCGGCATTACCTAGCTTGGTCTTTCTATCGAACCCGACTGTGCCTCGGTTAGTGATGATGGGCTTAACCTTATACTCAGCACCGATTAGCTTGGCTACTTCCATTTGGTATTGGACTTGCACATCAGGCTTAGCCTTGTTGTATACGGGCTTGATAGCATCAAGGGCTTGGCGTAACGTCTTGCCAGCTTTGATATGAGTAGTGATAGCTACGAGCAACTGATTTAATTCGTTCATTTGATTCTCCTAAATAAAAAGCCGAGCAAGTGGCTCGGCATCACATCAACCAATCCCTTAGTTGATACCTCTATTATACCATGACACGTTTGGGAGAACTATGGTTTGGGCTAGGCTAGACCCCACTAGGGGGGCATGAACCCTTTTGCTGACGAGGTAAGCTTGGTCACCTGATCACTATTCCTTAGCCACGATTTAAAAAAATGTCAAATTTTGTAAAAAAACAAGGGGGGTCTGTCTAATCTTAGACACTGGGTAGGGGCGTAGATTTGGTAGTTACTACACGCTAAGCAGAAAGCCGCAAAATTCTTAGCTACTACATCCTCTAGTGGCGGCTTAACCGCCCCTTAAAAAAACCCCGGCACGAAGCCGGGGGTAAAGTCACCGAGCTAATCAAACTCATGTGAAGGAGTACGTAACCAACAAACGAAGGAAAAGTGGCACGTAAAAAAAGTATACACTAAAAAATAAAAACATACACCAAAAACAAAAACGGATATAATCCAGACAATATCGTGTGTTTCCTACGCCATTAAGGAGAAGTTGCAGTTTGTTTTTAGACCATCTCATCTCACCCGCCTTAGCGGACTTCATTCCGGAACTTACTAGCTCCGACGCTGCATTTGTCGCTCTTGATACCCTCACCCCCGCACAAACCCTAAGTGCCCAAAAGAAAACCAGCGACTGGTTGCAAAGTTTTTCAGAAGACGACGAAGAAATCTTGACCCACGCTCAAGAAGAGAAAGTGGCAAACATATTTAATGCCCTAACGTTACGAGACCCCGATACAAAAGATAAGTTACTTCAAATGGAAGTACCCGAAGAAGTCCAAAGTGCCATAAGCATGGTAACGGCGTACCAATGGAAGTTTGTAGAGCAGGCAGAAAACCTAAGAAGCCTAGCAGTTACCAAGATTGTTAAAGATACCGACCACCCAGACGCCAGAATACGCCTTAAAGCTCTAGAGTTGCTGGGTAAAGTCACAGAAGTAGCCCTGTTTACGGACAGAGTAGAGGTTAAACGCCAAGAAATGAGCGATGACGAGCTTGAAAAGCGCATTAAAGAGAAGCTTGGGCGCTATATGGGGGCAGTAGACGTGGTGGATGTGGTCGAAAAGGTACGAATAGTGCAGAAAAACAACGACGAAATCAAATGAACACTGATTTCTTAACTCCACAGGAAGCCTTAGCAGCGCAATTAGCGTTAAAGGACATGAACCGTTTTGAGAAATTGGCGTTTTTGCAAGATTTGGACGAGCAAGAAAACCGGTTTTCCTTAAAAGCAGCGCAAAGCGATCCCATATCTTTTGCAAAACAGGTATATCCGGGATTTAAAGTAGGCCCGCAACACAGGAAACTGGCTAAGATATTTCAAGACGTGATTGAAGGTAAGAAAAAACGGGTAATTATTAACATTGCTCCTCGTATGGGTAAGTCAGAGTTTAGTTCTTACTTGTTTCCAGCATACTTCTTGGGTAAATACCCCGATAAAAAGATTATTATGGCAACCCACACGGCTGGATTGTCCGAAGACTTTGGTAGAAGAGTAAGGAATTTAATTGAAAGCGACGAATATAAAGAGGTTTTTCCCAACACGGTGGTTGCAGACGATCAAAAAGCTGCGGGCAAGTGGAGTACTGGGGCGGGTGGACAATATTACGCTGTGGGTGTTGGTGGCGCTCTTGCTGGACGTGGTGCTGATCTATTTGTTATTGATGACCCTCATTCCGAACAAGATATAAAGGTTAATAGCCGGGCGGCATTTGATAATGCTTGGTCTTGGTTTCAAACGGGCCCATTACAAAGGCTTATGCCGGGCGGTGCAATTATTGTGATTATGACTCGGTGGTCTTTGATAGACTTAACTGGGCGCTTAATTGACTACAACATTAAAAACCCGGATAGCGTTCCTTGGGAACTAGTAGAACTACCAGCTATCTTGGACGCTGGGACGGATCACGAGAAAAGCCTTTGGCCTGCGCAGTGGCCCTTAGAATTACTGCAAGCAACAAGACAACAGCTTGACCCACGGTACTGGAACGCCCAGTACATGCAGAACCCCACGTCAGATATGGCGGCTTTGATCTCAAGAAAAGACTGGAAAATATGGGATAAAGAAGATCCACCCAAATGCGAGTATGTTATTCAGTCTTGGGATACGGCACACGAAACAAAGACCACGTCGGACTATTCCGCCTGTACAACATGGGGCGTTTGGTACAACAACGAGGATAAAAACAACCCTAACTTGATTCTATTGGACGCCTTTAAAGACAGGCTTACGTTCCCAGAGTTAAAGATAGCGGCATTAAAGCACTACAAAGAATGGAAACCAGACGCCTTTATAGTTGAGAAAAAAGCAGCCGGTGCCCCGCTTATCCAAGAGCTACGAATGATTGGCATTCCCGTACAAGAATTTACCCCATCACGGGGTAACGATAAAATGGTTAGATTAAATGCTGTGGCAGATCTGTTTACATCTGGTAAAGTATGGGCTCCAGATACGCGTTGGGCAAAAGAGGTAATTGAAGAAATTGCATCGTTTCCTGTCGGCGAACACGATGACTTTGTGGACACCTGCACCCAAGCGCTTCTGCGTTACAGACAAGGCGGGTTTATAAGTTTAGATTCAGATGAGAAAGATGACGATATGCAGTATCGCTATCGTCGTAAAGCGGCGTACTACTAGGAAAAATTATGGCAATAGATAAATCGTTATATCAGGCCCCACAGGGATTAGAACAACTGGCAGAGGGCGAACCAGACATCGAAGTTGAGATTGAAAATCCAGAAGCTGTGCGTATTAACGCAGACGGCGAAGAAATCTTTAGCATGGAACAAGATGGCGAAGATGAAAACTTTGACGAGAATCTTGCCGAAGTTGTTACTGAAGGTGAATTGCAATCTTTAGCCGGTGATTTAATTGGCGATATTGAAAATGACTTAGCTTCCAGAAAAGACTGGGAGAAGATGTATAAGGATGGTATTACGCTATTAGGTTTGAAGTTCGAAGAAAGAACAGAACCTTGGGATGGCGCTTGCGGTGTATTCCACCCAATGATTACAGAAGCTGTGGTGCGCTTTCAATCAGACACCATTATGGAAACGTTTCCAGCTAAAGGCCCAGTACGTACTCAAATCATAGGCAAAGAAACTCCAGAGAAAAAAGAAGCCGCTGTTCGTGTAGAAGAAGACATGAACTACCAGTTAACGGAGAAGATGCCCGAGTACCGCACAGAGCACGAGAAAATGTTATGGAACTTGCCATCGGCCGGTTCTGCATTTAAGAAAGTTTATTTTGATCCTAGCTTAGGACGCCAAGTTTCTGTGTTTATTCCAGCAGAAGACGTAATTTTGCCGTACGGCGTTAGTGACATTAATACTTGCTTCCGCATCTCGCATCGCATGCGTAAGACCAAGAACGAACTACTTAAGCTAATGAATGCTGGGTTTTATCGTGACATTGAGTTAGGTGAGCCAGAAAAGTTCCAAACAGATATTCAAGAACGTAAAGACAGAGAAACTGGGTTTAGCGCTAGCTACGACGACCGCTTTGAACTATACGAGATTCATGCCGATTTAGACTTACCCGGCTACGAAGATACAGATAAAGAGGGCGAGCTTACAGGTATTGCTCTTCCATACGTAATAACAATGATTAGGGGCACAAGTGAGATCCTGTCTATTCGCCGTAACTGGAAAGAAGAAGACCCACTTAAGTTAAAACGCCACCACTTTGTTCATTACCAATATATTCCCGGCTACGGAGCTTACGGCTTTGGCTTGTTCCACTTGATTGGTGGCTTTGCAAAATCTGCAACGAGCATTATTCGTCAGCTCGTAGACGCGGGAACCCTAAGTAACTTACCGGGCGGTTTAAAAAGCCGTGGTTTAAGAATTAAAGGCGATGACACGCCAATTGCTCCGGGCGAGTTTAGAGATGTGGACGTTGGATCAGGCACTATTCGAGATAACATTCTTCCGCTTCCTTACAAAGAGCCTTCAATTGTTTTGTCAGGTTTGTTGGATAAGATTGTCGAAGAAGGCCGTCGCTTTGCAGCTACTTCAGATATGCAAATTTCTGATATGTCTAATCAAGCGCCTGTTGGAACAACGCTTGCAATTTTGGAACGTACCCTTAAGGTTATGTCGGCTGTACAAGCCCGTGTCCACTTTGCTTTAAAACAAGAGTTACAGCTTCTTGCTGGCATTATTCGGGATTACACAGACCCAGACTATACATACGAGCCAGAAGATGGCACTCCTCATGCTAAACAAGCGGACTATAACAACGTAGAAGTCTTACCTGTATCAGATCCAAACGCAGCAACTTTAAGCCAACGGGTAGTACAGTATCAAGCGGTTATTCAGTTAGCTCAAATGGCACCACAGATTTATGATCTGCCTTTCTTACATCGCCAAATGCTAGAAGTATTGGGTGTTAAGCATGCTTCCAAAATCGTACCAATGCCGGAAGACCAGAAACCTAAAGACCCAGTTACTGAAAACCAAGACGCACTTAAAGGTAAACCCCTTAAAGCGTTTATTTACCAAGACCACGAATCGCACATTAAAGTGCATACGTCAGCAATGCAAGATCCTATTGTTCAACAACTTATTGGGCAAAACCCACAAGTTCAAGTTATTCAAGGGGCTATGCAGTCTCACATTGCAGAACACGTAGGGTTTGCATATCGGCAGAAAATTGAACAGGCTCTTGGCGTTTCGTTGCCAAACCCAGAAGATGAAATGCCAGCAGATATGGAACGGGAAATTAGCCGCTTAATGGCAGAAGCCGCACCTCAAGTGTTAGCAGAAAGTCAAGCTATGGCTGCTCAACAGCAAGCCCAGCAAAATGCCCAAGATCCAGTATTGCAGATACAAATGCAAGAACTGCAGTTAAAAGCTAAAGACGTTGATATTAAAGAGAGAAAGCTTGCAGCAGATGCCGCAGCTAAAGCTGATCAAATTGAAATCGAGAAAGAAAAGATAGCTTCTAACGAAAGAATAGCGGGTGTAACTGTTGGCGCCAAATCGGCAAACGACAAAGCTATGCTACAAGCTAGACAAGAAGAAGCCGGTGTAAAAATTGGAGCTGATATAGCCCATAAGAGAGCAATGCTGCAAAAAGAAACCAAAAAGGAAACTAAATAATGGACTTAGTCACAATGGATGTGTTGCAGTTTTTACGCGACAAAATTCGAGAGGACATAAGGAACTACACAGAAGATTTGGCAAACGGACAGTGTACAGATTTTGCAGTTTATAAACAGCTTTGCGGGGTGATTCGAGGTCTATCCTATGCAGAGCGCCACTTACTTGACCTCGCAGAAAATATGGAAAACACTAACAATGAGTGAAAACATAGCAATGCCGGAATCAGAATTGATCCTGCCGCCCGGAATGAAAATTCCTAAAATGGATCATGAGTATGAAACCGCCGAACAAAAAGCACAGTCGCTTCCCGAACCAAAAGGATGGCGTTTGTTGTGTGCTTTAGTAGAAGCGGGCGATACCTACGATAGTGGTATCGTTAAATCAGGCCAAACGATAAAAACAGAGGAAATTACTTCTCCGGTCTTATTTGTCGTTAAAACAGGTCCGACTGCTTATAAAGATCCTGAAAAGTTTCCGGATGGCGCATGGTGTGATGTTGGCGATTTTGTTATTACTCGCCCATATAGCGGTACACGCATCATGATTCACGGAAAAGAGTTTCGTTTGATTAATGATGATCAAGTCGAAGCAACAGTCGAAGACCCACGCGGCATTTCCCGCGTTTAATAGGAGATTTACATGGCAGATAATGACGATTTTAAATTTCCGCATGAAACGGAAGAAGTAGAAAGTAAGGGTAAACCCGAAGATGATATTGAAGTCGATATTTCGGGCGAATCGGACATTTCTATTGAAATTGAAGACGACACCCCAGTTCGTGATAGAACGGCTAAACCACTTGGCGAAGAAGTAACAGACCCTACAGATGAAGAAATTGAAGGGTATACCAAGGGCGCTCAAGCACGAATTAAGCAACTAACACATGCACGCCACGATGAACGGCGTGAAAAAGAAACGGCACAACGTGAAAAACAAGAGCTAGAAAGACTTGCTCAGCAGTTCATGGAAGAAAACCGTAGGCTTAAACAATACGTACAGACTGGCGAAAAGACTTTTGGCGAAATGCAACAAGCTAAAGCCGAAGCCGAGCTAGAAATGGCACGTAGAAAGTACAAAGAAGCTCAAGAATCTTACGATTCCGACGCTATGCTAGATGCACAAGAATCTTTAACTGATGCAAAGATGAAGCTTGAAGCTGCAAAAAATTTCAGGCCAACCCCTTTACAAGTAGAAGAAAGTAGTGTACAAACGTATTCATCGACACCTCAAGCACCAAGACTTGATGACAAAACCTTGCGCTGGCAAGCAAAAAACCAGTGGTTTGGGTCTCCGGGGTACGAAGAACTAACAGCCTTTGCACTAGGGCTGCACCAAAAACTAGTTGCTACCGGGGTTGACCCCCGCTCTGATGAATACTTCGAACGTGTTGACGGTCGCTTAAAACAAGTATTCCCTGAAGTGTTTAAAGACACTACGGCGGCGAAAGCTGAGCCAACAAGGAAACCTGCAAATGTTGTGGCTCCTGCTTCTCGTTCTACGGGAGCAAAAAAAGTAATCACATTGAATGCGACGCAAGCTCGTTTAGCAGACAAATTTGGTTTAACTCACAAACAATATGCACAGGAAGTTCTTAAATTGGAGGTTCAAAATGGCTGATAACCGCAAACCCCGTGACTTAGATTCACGCGAAAATAACCCAACTCGTTATGTTTATACACCAGCGAGTACGTTACCCAGTCCTACACCAGATCCAGACTACGATTTTTTCTATGTAGCTACATCTGTTGCAGGACAAGATCATGCGACCAATGTTTCACAAAAGTTTCGTGATGGCTGGGTACCGGTAAAGGCAGTAGATCATCCTGAGTTACAGGTATCTCCTAACAAAGACGGAAACGTTGAAATTGGCGGTTTGCTTTTATGCAAAAAACCAAAAGAAATGAATCAAGCTCGTCGGGAATACTTTGAGAAAAAAGCTCAAGCTCAAATGGACTCTGTCGACAATAGTTTTATGAAAAACAATAACCCCAACATGCCTTTGTTTAGCGAGCGTAAAAGCACGACAACTAAAGGACGCGGGTTTGGTAATGGTTCTTAATTTTTTAATCTAGGAGATTTAAATGGCTTATCCAACCGTTTCTGCTCCCTACGGCTTAGTGCCTGTTAACCGGATCGACTTTATGCCCTATGCTGGGGCTACACGTCTATTGCCAATCGCCAGTACTTATAATACTGCGATTTTCAACGGTGACATCGTTATGCTAAAAGGTGGCAATATTATTAAATCGAACGTTACTATTGATTCAACTACAGACAACACTGCTAATTTAACTTATGGCGTGTTTATGGGTGTTCAATATGTTAACGGTCAAAGTCAGCTAGTTCAAGCTCAGTACTACCCCGGTAATGCTGCTGCTACTTCCGCTGTTGCCTATGTTGTTGATGATGCATCTGCTGCATTTAAAGTAGCTATTACCTATTCTGGTAACGCTACAATTACTACAGCTAATTCGTCTATCGTTGGTACTAACCAAACTATCCGTCAAGGTACAGGATCCACCACTACTGGTGATTCCGCCGTTTCGCTTATTGCTCCCGTAGTTGGTAGCGGTAATGCAGCAGCAGCCCCTGTTCGCGTAGTTGCAGTAGTTCCAGAGACAGCAACCGGTGCAAATGCCTACACGGAAGTTATCGTGAAGTTGAATAACCCCCAAATTCTGTTGGCTGCGGCCCAGAATTACGTCTAAGGAGCTAATTAAATGGCTATTTCACGCGCACAGCTCCTCAAAGAGCTACTCCCCGGTCTCAACGCTTTGTTTGGTTTAGAATACAAACGCTATGGCGAAGAGCACAAAGAGATCTACGAAACTGAGAAATCAGAGCGTAGTTTCGAAGAAGAAACAAAGTTGTCAGGCTTTAGCGCCGCACCTGTTAAAAACGAAGGCTCTGCCATCGCTTATGACAATGCACAAGAAGCTTTCACAGCTCGCTACAACCACGAAACCATTGCTTTGGGTTTTTCGATTACTGAAGAAGCAGTCGAAGATAACTTATACGACGCATTATCTGGTCGTTATACCAAAGCCTTAGCTCGTGCTATGGCATACACCAAGCAAGTTAAAGCTGCTGCAATTTTAAACAACGGTTTCACCAACTCTAGCCAATATTACGGCGGCGATGGCGTTCCTTTGTTTTCAACTGCACATCCTTTAGTTTCTGGTGGTACTAACAGCAACACCCCATCAACTGCCGCTGACTTAAACGAGACTTCTTTAGAAGCCGCCGTTATTCAAATCGCTGCATGGACTGATGAGCGTGGCCTGTTAATTGCCGCTATGCCCCGCAAGTTGATCATTCCACCAGCACTGCAATTCGTTGCAACCCGCTTGTTGGAAACCAATCTCCGCGTAGGTACTAACGACAATGACATCAATGCCTTGAAAAACAATGGTTCAATCCCAGAAGGTTATGCAATTAACCACTATCTGACTGACACCAATGGTTGGTTCTTGACAACTGATGTTCCTAACGGCATGAAACATTTTGAGCGTATGCCTTTGGCTAACAATATGGACGGCGATTTTGATACTGGTAACGTACGTTACAAGTCTCGTGAGCGTTATTCGTTTGGTTGGTCAGATCCGCTTGGCATGTTTGGTTCGCCCGGAGCTTAAGTCTTATATAAGGCCCAAGCTTAATAAAAACCCCGCTCACAAGGCGGGGTTTTTTGTTTCCTCAAAATGAAGGATTCTGTGGCAGTTTGCGCATAGGGCTATGCACTTTTTAATTTCTTCTTTAGCTTTTTTATACAAACCTTGTTGGGCTAAGTAATTTACTGATTTATGGTCTGTGCGGTCGACATGGTGAAAATCTAGTGCCGCCGGGTGGTTAAAACCGCAATGAGCACACGCAAAAGTTGCTTTAAAAGCTTGCCACTCTACCCTTTTATTTTTTCTATGCTTGGCGTTTGCAACTAAAACTTTTTGTTTATTGTCCGCATAATGTTTAGCAGAACTTTTTCTAGATGATTCTTTTTTTCTTGGATCGTTTGGGTCTTTATATGGCATCTTTGTTGTATACGGTAGGATGCTTGTTATCAAAAGAGTAAACTTTAATTTGGCCCCCAGAATACAAATCGACCTGACAGGCCGCCCAACAGGCGTCTTCGGCTGTATGACCCAATGACATTCCTGCTAACGCTGCTAAAGTACCACTTCCTAAAGCATCTTGAGTATGTATCTGCCAAAACCGCAAATCTTTACCAGAAACAAATATCCCTGCTTCCGATAACAACATAAAATCCGCATCATCCGCATCTTTTATAATCGGAACTTTGCCCTTTTTACCTTCCATAAAGTACTGAACAACTTCTTGGATGCTCATTGTGCTTCCAGCCCCAGCTAGCCACCCTTGCGGAACCCTATATACTTTATCGCTGTTTAATTCTTTAGTGTCTGAATCGTCGTCAGAAGTCTGGCTATCGGAAACAATAATTTTTCTTTTAGCGTCGCCCACTATGGTAGTCATTTGGTTGCCATCATCCACAAACCTACATTAGCGCCAGCGTAACAGATGTAACAGATCAGCATTGGTATGTTCCCCTTAAGACCTTGTTCTACGGCTATGTAAAAATAAATTATGCCAGTTACGATAATAAGCCAAGCACTCATGGCAACTCCACGTATTTATTGAACTTCACCTATTTTACCCAATATTCTTGCGCACCATTAAAAAAAGTAGTAATATCGTATAAACCGGGAAAACCGGCTTATCAAACTGTCCCGGCAGACAGCATATTGATTGATAAGCTGATCTTATATGCAAGGA